TCACCTACATTATCCAGATTAGTCGCTCTTGGACCAAATTGTTTTGTACACCACCTCATAATTTCATGTAGTTCGTAAAAATTACGACTAACAACAGTTTCAGCTTCAATCATGTCCAATCCATTCCCGGGCGTACTGTAAGATGTACCTTGTGATAATTCTTGTCAATATCACGTTTTTCTTTTCTACGCTGTTTGCTGTTCATGACCATCTCAATATGAAAAAGGTTCTATCTGCTTCATCACGGAACCAATACTTACGATCACTGCCTACCCACCGAGCATTTTCTTTGAGCCAATTACTATTGCCCATTGTGTCTCTCATCCAGTGGTCTATATCACTCCACTCTCCAGCATTATAGTTGCATGGTTTAACCCAATAGGGCCATTTAGGTTGATTGTCAGCGTAACCAGTTTCAAGGCGTTTCATGTTGATTTCATCTATCCATTGTTTTGCTAAATCAGATACCCATCTATTGTTAGCCATAGCACGTTTCTTTATCATAGCCAAATCAATCCAAACCAAGTTGCATGTTCAGGGGTATCAAAATCTACTGTAATAACATTATTACCTATAGCACCGCGTGGTGCTACATCTCGTCCCATTTTCATATGCCAGCCTTTACCATGCCAAAAGATTATTGGTTTACTGTGTAATAGTGGGCCAATGTTTTCTTGTAACCAATATACCATTGGTGCCCATTGTTTCCCATAAACTTTAACAGTAGCGGTCATTCAACCCAGTCTTTTTCCAAAAGTTTTAAATGTTTTTTCATTATAAAATGTATATCACAATAAGGGTCTCCATGGTTACCTTGTACTAATGTCATGTACCAACCCTGTCCTTCCCAGGCAACAATAGGTCTAGCGGCAACTAATTTGCCTATGTTTTTCTGTAACCAAATTAACAGGGCGGCATAATCTGCGCCCCAGAGTCTGGCCACATATTTATAAGTTACTTGTTTTGTTTTTGTTACCATCTTAAACTACAAAAAATGTAGTCTCTTTCATATCTAAATTTTATTCTTACTTCAAATTCATCCCAGGTGCACAATGTGTGCCTTTCATAATTTTCAATTTTATTACATAACCAATCTATCACTTCAATACGATGCAGTTGCCGGCGGTTTTCATCTAGTTTAATAACACGTTCATGCCAACCCGGTCGTATATCTTCCCATCTTCTCATAACCATCTTAAACTAAAATATATCGCATCACGTTCATCTTTAAATACAAAATCCATGTAATCTTCTGTCATATGTGTGTAAAACTTTCCGCCCGGCAAATCAAATTGTTCTATTGCCCAAATACAAGTTTCATCCCAATCACTGATTGTATCACCCTTCATCCATGGAATACGAACCCTAGTACCCTGCTTCACTAATGGTGTCTTTAATTCGTTTTGTAAGTTCTGCATCACGTTTAAACCTTATTGCCCACTGTTCTGGGTTTATATACTCAATAATCATTTTAACATGACCTTCGTTTAACCCATCTAAGAAATGGGTACCACTGTCACTTTGATACAACAACCATGGACTAATCTTGCCCGTTGTTATCGCATAACAAATCTTATTTGCATTCCCATATCTTAATATATCGTGCGGCTGTATGTTAGCATCAACCGCCATTTCCATACAATGTTCAATACTACGATGAATAGCATCAAACGCATCTTCATGCCGCAAAAACTCAACTAGATATTTAGTATAGGTACTATCACTACACCAATTATCAATCTTAACTTGATTCTTTAACAACCAATCAGTAAATCTAGGAATATTTATAGCATTGATATTGACACAATAATTACCAAACTTAACAAACGCAATGTAGTATGGGTTCTTAATGAAATCTTCTTGCTTAAGATTCTTTCGTTTTGATGTATTCTTCTTATAAAACTCTAACCAACATTGAAACCCAATTCTATTGCCGTGATTGTCTTTATCTAACCATCTACGTTTTGGTTCACAGACATGACTAATCGTGGTTGATTCACGCAAAAACTCTCTCTTGCAAAAATCACAGCCATACTTTGCTGCCTTCTTAATTGCCGAGGTCTCTTTCATATTGCTTAAGTTGTTCTTCAGTAATAGTGTCATTTAATGTCTCAATGTCTGTTAGTTTCATATTAGGAAATAATTCTGCTAATTTAAGTTTGCGTTTTTGATTAACTACAAACGCTTCACTTACTGCGTCAATATCATCACTATCTGCTTTAGGATATATCTTCTTGTAATACTCTTTAATATCTTTTAGTTTAGCGGGTGCTTGTAACTTGCTTACTTTAGGGCTGATGTTAGGTATCCACTGATGAAATTGTTTACCTGAACCCGGGCTACTAGCACACATCATTAACCATTGTAGTTTAGGATGCTTCTGTATATTCTCATTGAACAGATACTTGTTCGCATACTCAGCCGTACTCATTACATAGTAACGACTTAATCCCTCACTACCTTTAATAGCACTTAGCCATTGTATCATTGTGAACGGGACAAACTTTTTTTGTTGTTCAGGGCTTAGCCTGTCAAAGAAATCATAATCTTTCTTATCTAATGCGGCAAGGACCTCAAACAAGTCTAAATCTTGTTTGTCAAATTTTTCATCAACTGGAACTATTGCTTTTCTTGTTGCCATTAGAATGCCTGACTATAATCTACTATCTCACAATTACGACTAATCTCTTTTACAAAATATACACATTCGGGTTTAGGTCCATCATTCAACGGCACACATAAAAACTGCCCGTTCTTTAACCTAGGGGCGTACCATGTTACATCGTGATAGATATCTACAATCTCAATGGGTAAGAACGTAGGACTAAAACTAGTTAATGGATTAAACTCAAACGCATTAAACCCTCTGTCATTGATACTTGTTAGTGACAATGTTTCTAAATCACCATGCTCTTTTTCACCAATCAATATCTGCCAATCTACTGGCATCTTAATTGTATGCTTACCAATCTTCAATACAAGTGCCGGGGCATTAAAACTTTCTAAAAATATTAATGGTATATAATGATAATCTACATTACTTGGGTTACTGTTATCTAGTATTGCAAATCGTAAATCATCTATCTCCTCTGGCAATGTCTCTAAGTTATAGTATTCGTTATCTAGGGTTAAAATTCTCATAGTGTTATTATATCATTTATATGTAAGTTTTTCAACATCAAATGGATAATTAGCCTCTTTATAAAATGCTTTTCTTTGTGTAAGATGACGTTTTGCAAATTTACAACTTGAGGTGATATCCCAAATCTGCACGAAATTTTTATCTTCGGCTTTACGAATACCACGCCCAATACTTTGTATTACCCGAACAAAACTCTTGCCCGGTTCAATAAGAACAAGGTTAAAGATTCGGGGAATGTTAATACCAACTGCTGCTACACCATATGTAGCGATAATGATTTTGTTAGTTGCGGTTGCAACCTCATCATATTGTTCTTTACGTTCATCCATACCAGTATTACCTGATACGAATACAACATCATATTCTGTTTTGAAATTACGTAGTAGTTCGGCTAACCTATTATGTAGTTCTTTGCCGGCCGCTACTCTATCAACAAGGATCAGTGTATTACCACTGTTCTTAATTACATCTACTAATTGAGTAATCTTATCTAATCGTTTACCATCTTCAAGTAAATGTTTTAGTTCAGATTGGTAATTACTAAACTCAACCCCATCTTGTAGTTGTACAATGTTTACATGACATTGTGCTAGTACCCCTCTATCCTGTAATTCGCTAGCGGATAGCTTGTTAATAACATTGCCGAGACTGATAAAGATAGCTTGACTTGCGAATTTTTCTTTAGGTATAGTACCAGTCAATCCCCAACGAATTGGGATGTTACTCATTACACCAGTCAATAGTTCTTTTAGTGCGTCTGCCTTGGCCATGTGAACCTCGTCTACCATGACACAAACTACACCTTCTAAGAAGTCACCAATCTCAACTTCTGCTTCACCTGCTTTTGTTTTCTTAAGCATATTGTTAAGGCTTTGCCATGTACAGATTGTATGTGTCTTGTTGTATTCTTTTCTATCACCGAAGTATACACCAACATCTAATCCTAGATTAATGTAATCTGCTTCTGTTTGTGTTACAAGACTTTTGTTCGGGACGATAACAATGCTACGTCCGTATTGTTCAATAGACCAACTTAATGCTGCTGTGATTAATGTCTTACCTGCTCCCGTAGCAATCTCCTGTAGTGATTGTGGATTCTTTAGAAACTCATTAATGATTGATATTTGATAGTCACGCAGTACAACTGGTTGACCTTCAATTGGATGACCTTTAGGCCAATTTTTATGTTTAAACGTAGCCTCGGACACTTCACTAAAATTGAATGTTGTACTGTATGTACGAAGGTCCTCTAGTTCAATGTCATAACCTTTTTCATCTATATAGGGAAGTATTTCGGGTAGTAGATTGACATAGCTA